AGAATACGAGGTTCCTACTATAGATGAACCAGAACTATGTGTTCCTAATGTTTTAGATGTTTATTATAATCCTGTTTTAGCAGATATTTATAATCAAAATTCGATTATTTTCAGATCTGTGTTGCCAATCAAAGATATTAAAGATAATGATATATATGATTTTGAAGGACCTAACGGCTTGAATAGAGAGTTAATTAAATCTAAAGATCAAGCGGGTTCTGACAGAGAAAATTCTTCAGTTATGTTAGATGATGAAGGAATGGACATTAAAGCAACCTCTGAAGGAACAGTCGAGGTATATGAGAGAGTAACATCAGATGGAATTCAAACAGTTGTCGATGGAGCTAAGAGATTAACTATTAGAGATAGAAAGACTAATTATGACTTCATTAATTGTGTTAAATTGATCCATGAGCCTAACTGTATTCCTAACCGCTTTGATGGTTTCGGTGTTGGTCAGAATACTCTAGGACTTGCTAAAGCATATCATTCTATCGTAAATCAAACTAAACAGAATGTGACTTTAGCTAACAACCCTATGTTCTATGGTAGAAAAGGTGCTAATATAAAGAAGAAAGAGTTAGTTGCTAAGCCAGGTGGATTTATAACAGTAGACGGTGATGGAGCAATTGATAAGGATTTTAAGCAGGTTGTCTTTCAAGATGTTAAAGAAGGGGCATTAAATTTTGCTGCACTTTTAGATAACGAACATAAGAGAGCTTCTGGAGCAAATGATATTTTACAGGGTGCTACTAGTAATGAGACCTTAGGTCAAGACGAACTAGCTAATGCTAATTCTTCTAATCGTTTTGAATTGATTCAACGTAGATTTAAAGAAGCTTTAAGCAATGTTGCTAGAATGTTAATTGTTTTAGAATTAAAGAATTTGCAAAGTCCTGAAGCAGATATTCTAAGAATATTCCCGGATGAAATACCTCAAGTAGATCAAGAGACTGGACAAACAATAATGGCTCCAGGTTTTAGAAAACAAATATTTGATGTATTAAAGAGCGGTGCTAAAGATATTAAATACAATATAAAAATAAAAGGTGGAACTACTATTGCTAAAAATAAAGATGTTCAGATAAAACAATTGCTTGACTGGTATGATATTTTCGCAGATGTTTTACCTCCTGAACAAAAAATTGAAACAGCCAGAAAGATATTAGAATTGAGAGGTATAGATGAAATTGATAAATTAGTTCCAGGAGTTGCTGAGATGCAACAAGAAAGAGAAGAACAGCAAAGACTTGAAGGAGGACCCTCAGAAGGAGGTAATTTAACCTCAGGTAATAGAGGTGCTGACAATGGACAAGCTATAGGTCAATCAATTAATCCAAAATAATGACAGAAGAAAAAGATTTAGTAAAAGCAGGTTTAACTGAATTGCAAACAGTTAAAGCAATGATTGAAGATCCTTTATTTCAGAAATATATCAATGATCCAATAAAGAAAAGGTTATCGCTTTTAGGGAAAAGCTATGACTGTAAGACTATGCACGATTTAAATGTATTAAATGGAAAAAGTCAAGGATTAAATTATATGTTAAAATTGTTTAAAGCAATACAGACTGATTGTGATAATGCATTACATGATTATGAAGAAATTGAATAATTGAACTCTCAGAAAGTTACTCTACCAATCTGAGTGTTTAAGTATAAAAGTCGAGCATTCACTATAGAAAGGATAATTAGACTATAGTAGTATTAATCTAATAGAAAAATTATGGAAAATATTAACGATGTAGACCCTTTAGAAGCTGCTGACGTTACGGCTGCTCCGGGACAATCTCAAGAAGTTAATACCCAACCACCTGAAACGACTGATACTCCTAGTAACGAAGGAGCCAGTGAAGAAGAAGGTGGAGAAGTATCAAACCCTTGGGATGATGACCCAAAATTTAAAGGCAAAAGTCCTGAAGATATTTATCAAGCATACCAAGAATCACAGAAGGTTATTGGGCAAAACAGTAATAAAGCTGAAGTTGCAAACTTGATAGAAAAAAAATATGGACTTACTCCTGAACAATTTAAGGCCAAAATAGAGGCTCAAGAAGAACATGATCGTCAAGAAAGATATCAGAATGATCCAACTGCAGAAATGAGTGATAAAGTGCAAAATCTAGAGGATAAGATCACTAGACAAGAACACGAAGTTGCTTATAATGCTGAAGAGAAAGTTCTAGATAAGTTTCTTGCTTCCGATGAAGGTAAAGCTTATGCTCCCTTTAAGGAAAAAATCTTTAAGCTAGGTCTTGGTTCTGAACAAGATAAAAGTTATGAAGATATTGCGAAAGAATGGTTTGGCGAGGCTCGATCCCAAGGGCAAAACGATGCTTATAACAAGATTGAGACAAAGAAAATGACACAGGCTACTGGCGTAAGTAATAAAGCTCCGGCTGGAAAGCCTACGCTTGAACAGTTAAAAGGAATGTCTTCTGCAGAGCAGGCACAAATTTTATCTTAAGCTTGTAAAAATGTTATGGGCGATGTATTAACCCAAATATCCACAATGTCCCCAGAAATGCAAATTCATTATGATACTGTATTTTTGGAAACTGCGGATTTAGTAAGGAAATATGACATGCTTGCTATTAGCAAAACTATGCCTAAAAACGGCGGACAGAGCATTCGATTTACTCGAACAGTTCACTTCTCCGTTGTAACAGCTGCTTTAACTGAAGGAACTAACCCAACTGCTGTTGGATTTAGTTCAGAGAATGTTTCAGCTACTGTTGCAGAGTATGGTTACGGAACAAAAATTTCATCTCTATTCGAATTGACGACTATTGATACTGGTTTGAAAAACAAGACAAAAGAACTTGGATATCACGCTGGTCTATCTTTAGACACAATTCTACGAGATGTTATGGTAGCAGGTGCTACTGCACAATATGCAGGATCAAAATCAAACATCACAGATGTCAACTCAACAGATACTTTATCTGTTACAGAATTGAGAAAAGTTGCCAAGACTCTTTTCGAAAATGCTGCTCCTACTTGGGAGAATGGTATGTACCGAGGGATCCTATCTCCTACAGGACAATACCAATTGCAAGGTGACGCTACCGTTGGAAACTGGGTAAATGTAAATATTTACAACGACGGAAAAAATGCAGAACTTGTTAAAAAAGGTGTTTTAGGAAGGCTTATGGGAATTGACTTAATTCCAACCAATAACGCTTATTCCGCAGCTACTGTTGGTGCTGGTGCTTCAACCACTGGTTACCATGAATTAGTTGCTGGTAAAGGTGCTGTTGCAGAGATTGATATTTCAGGTCAAGGTGGAGATTATATCATCCACAAGAAATCTGGAAGTGGTGATACATCTAATCCTCTTAATATGTATTCTACGTTAGCATGGAAGGTAGACTCCTATGTTGCTAGTATACTAAACGATGATTGGATAGTTGATATAATCCATCAATAGGATTGTTTCAAGCGGTAACCTCAAGAAGCCGCTTGAGATTGAGGAAACAATCTATAATAAATTAACTCTATTAAAATGAAGGAAAAAATTGGAAACATTACCCCTTTAGGCAGCAGAACAGTTTTAAAGGTAGAAAAAATTACGAAGAAAGATAAAGAAGGAAACGAATATACTGATCTTTCTCGTCAAGCTTTAGTTTTAGCCACAGATAACTCTGATTTAGGAGTTAAAAAAGGCGATATTGTTTACTATAACCCTAGAGGTTGTATTAACATCGAAGCTAAAGAGACTAAAAAAGATATGGTTTTAATCGTTGATAACTGCGACTTATATGGAAAACTATAAAAGATTTGAAGAAGTAATTAAGAAATACGGTTTTAAAATTCAAAAAGTTGCCTTTAGACCTGAAATTAGATCAGTTCAATTCCAGAATAAGCATTTAATGACAATTCCCAAAATAATGTATAATCATCCGATACCTGGTTACAAGGATATGGCTGGTTTAGTACACCCTGACTATTATGATTGCGAAACTAAAGCTTTAGCTTGGAATATGAATGTTAAAAGAACTGATTTTATGGAAGAAGATTGGATATTAGAACGTATTTTTGACAAACAATTAAAAGAAAAAATGGTTTAATTAATAAAAAGACTCTATGAAAATTTTAGCGTGGACTAATGACTGGGCAAGACCTAGTTGTGACGGCAAGTTTGGCGGTATCGGTTGGTATCGTATAATTAACCCTTTAGAAAAAATAGGAGCAGACGTTGAAAGAGGTGAATTCCGTATTGGAAAAGGAGATGATGCTCTGAAGATGAAAGAAAGAGGAGACATCTGGGTTATGAAACAAATGGGAAATGTAGAAGCTATGATTTTAGTCCAAACTAACGCTAAATTTACTGGAGCAAAACTAGTATTAGATCTAGATGATGATCCATTTACTGTTGATAAGAATCATCCTCAATATGATTATCATAAGGAACATGAGGAAATGTCTAGAGTTCAAATAGAACAAGCAGATCACATAATTGTATCGACTGAACCTTTAAAGAAGGTTGTTCAAAAGTACAATAAAAAGGTAACAGTAATCCCAAATGCCATTGATATGAGCATTTGGGATTCTCTGACTAGCGATGTAAGAACAGACGGACGTATTAGACTAGGTTGGATTGGTTCTGCCTCACATTTAGCTGATAGAAAAGTTGTTCAAAAAGCAATAGCTATTATTCAAAAAAAGTATGATAATGTTGATTTTTATCATGCTGGAATGTGTATAACTGATCAAAAAAACAAAAGAGAGTTCAGTTTCAAGGGAACAAAGGGTTATGAAGAATATCCTAAGTTTTTAAAAGATTTAGATTTAGATATTGCAATAGCTCCTATCAAAGATACAGCTTTTAATCGCTCTAAGAGTAATATTAAGTGGTTAGAACATGGAATGTTAGGGACTCCTATGGTTTTATCAGATGTTAGACCTTATTCTGACTCTGTTGAGCATGGGGTTACCGGTTTTTTAGCAAAAACTCAAAAAGACTGGGTAGAATATCTATCTAAACTAATTGAAAGTAAAACTTTAAGAAAAGTTATTGGAAATAATGCAAATACTGTGATTAGAGAAAAATGGGACATTAAACAGCAATTACCTAAGTATGAAGAACTTTTTGAAGAACTGACACCTAAAAATATAACAGTTTATACCGCAATTACTGGAAAATATGATAAATTAAGTACAAGAAAGATAAAAGGAGCCAATCAAGTTGCATTTACTGATCAAAAATCTGAAATATGGGACACTAAAAAACCTTATGACAAATTTAAAGATGGAGCTAGGAACTCTAAGATCCAGAAGATCATGCCTCACTTATTTTTAGATACAGAATACTCTATTTATATAGATGGTAATATAGAATTGAGATATCCGCCTGAAAAACTAATAAAAGAAGTGTTAGGAGAGAAAGATATTGCTGTTTTTAGACATATTGGACGAGATAGTATTTATGATGAAGCAGTTGCGATTGCTGGTTTGAAAAAAGAGACAGTTCCAGCATTAACAGAACAATTAAAAGCATATTCTAAGAGAGGAATTAAAGAACACGCTGGTTTATG